ATGTGGCGTTGCCGTTAGCGCGACTTATTGACAAAACATCTGATGAAGTACCATAGCTGTAAAATCTAAAGTCGCTAGTGCTATCGTTTCTTTCTCCAACAATCCAATCAGCGGTAGAACCAGTAACGAACTTAAACATATTGTTCTGTCCGTTTGTGCCTCGCGTTAAAGTCACAGTGTCTGCTGTAGAAGCTGAAGTTATAGCAAGTTGTGGTGCTGTCACTGCCCCTGTCAGCGTACCACCGGACAGAGGTAGATGACCTACTTGTGAGTAGTCATACCCAGCTTCCCACTGGAGAGAATTAGACGCAGCACCGTCCGCAAAGATTGTGCCTGGCGCTAAGAAATTGCCGTTATTAACAAAAGAAAAGTTAGTTCCGCCGCCTGCATAGTTAAGTAACAAATTAGTTGTTGCTTGCGTGACATCAGCGTGAAGATGCCAAGCGGTTGCGTCTGACGCGCTGCTGTCTTTCCAATAGATTCCGGCATCACCACCAGCGCTTGAGAGCGTCAAATCTGACTGCGCTTTTATCGGATGGCTAAACTCAAAAGTGTCTGTTGCAGTCTTCCACAGAAGCGTTGCATCAGTGGTTGAGTTAACTGCGTCTTGAATGATGATTCCCGCATTGTTTGCGGTAGACGAAGAATCACCTGTGGAATAGTTTAGGGTAATGTCTTTATCGGCAACAGTCAGATCGGCCACGTTAATCGTTGTGGTCGTTCCCTGAACCGTTAAGTCGCCAGTGATAACGAGATCACCACTAATCGTGCCGCCCGTGTTCAGCAGCGAAGAACCTGAAGTGCTGACAAAAGTATCGTCGGTTGAGCTTGCGATAATCGTTCTAGTGTTACCAGAAGCAGGTTTGATCGCGTAAAGTCTGCGGAAGTCTTCTAGCGAGCTTTGCGTTTCATCAGTTCCAAGGATCACGCCTGTGCCGGACGAAGACGAATCCAAAGCCGGAGTTGTTGATGTGGTTAATGTCGTACCCGCCAAGGTCGCAATTCTAGCGTTTACTTTTACGTTGTAAGTGCCAGCAGAGGAGAAGGTGAGATTCTTTGATGATCTGACAAACGTTCTTGCGCCCGCAATTGACGGATCAGAAATTGCTTCAGACGCGCCGATATCTGCATAGATAATGCCTACGCCGCGACTGTTGATAGTTAAGACGTTAACGCCAAACTGAGATGAAGTTGCGCTTGTGCCACTGACAAAAGTAAATTCTTCTGTGGCTGTTGGCGTGCCGCTGTAACTTCCACCGCTCGCTTTTACAAAGTATTCAACAATTAGCTTTACTTGACCAATCATTGTGGTTACTGCGCTTTCACTTGCGGCAGCGAAGGACAGATTGCTCGTGTTTGGATTCTCGCCAGACTCGCCTGTTTGATTAATATCTATCTGAACCTTCGGCTCAAAAGTATATGTCTCGCTTGATGCGCCTGTCGTGAACGTGATCTCGTCCGCGTTGTTGTCTAAACGACCCGCAACTTCGCTAACGCCTACGCCAGAGTTTGCGCTTATATTGCCCAGCCCAACACCGTGTAGTCCTGTCGCATCTAATATGACTTGACCGTTTTCGTCGTACACTCTGATATTTGCCGCATCAATATGACCGTCTTTATCCACGCGAAAAGCAGCAGACTCAGGCACAGAGTTACCCGCATAAAAACGATACAACGCATTACCGCCATCCATGACCGCAATGTCATTAGACGATCCGGCAGTGAATTTAGAACCTGTGCTTACGTCTCCGGTGAACGCGCCAGCGGATGCGTTGACAGTTCCCGTGAAAGTGCCAGAGGTTGCAGTGATATTACCAGTGACAGATAGGTTGCTTCCGTCAAACGTTAATGCTTGACTGCTTGAGTTGCCGATGCTGAACTTGTAACCGCTATCGTACCCAAGAAAGAATCCAGTGCCACTGTTGTATGCGCTTTGGCCGCCCTTGATAGAGCCGCCTTGGTTCATTGTTAAGCCGCCCTGCGTGACAGTTGTGCCAGCCTCTAATCCGCTAGTTGCTACTGCTTGCCCTGTTGTAGTTGTCGCAGATCCAGTGTTGATTGAGATTGTGTCGGAATTTATGTCAACGCCAATCGTTGGATTTGCTACGTTGCTCCAGTTGACAGCAGTCGCTAAGACGGTAAGGGTTACTGAAGAAGTTGTAGAGTTTGGTTCGTAGACAGAAACTTCACTGACAGTTGTTCCGACATTCTTTTTGGATCTTATCCAATAATGTCTGGTATTTCCTACCGCGATTGAGTCTGCTGCGTTGTTCCCATCATGAACAAACTGAGTCCCGTCTGTGTCACCTATTTTTACCGCATTGTTGACGTTGTTTGTAGATGAAGAAAACACCTCAATTGTTGCGTAGTCAGCAGGTCTGCCTGGATTTACCCAGTTGAGAAATACTTTACCCTCGCCAGAAGCTGCCCGTAATCCTGAAGGGCTAGGAACGCCTCTGAACGCATCTGTGATACTACCTGACGCTGTTATAGTCGAGTATTCATTAGTAGGGGCTACTGTCGGATCGGCGTAGGATGTGCTTGAGTCTTCTCTCAGGGTAAGATTAACACCGCCCTGTTCAGAGAAAGTCCAATCAACGCACTGAAATACTTTATTGGTCCAGCTTAATTCCTCAATGGAAACCTGAACTCTGTCTCCGGCAGCAATTCTGAGTGCAGACAAATTAGCAGGGAATGTAATGATTTTCTGCTGATCACTTAACTGAATTAATTTGTGGGAAAGTCTTTGCGCTCCATATGACGAATTGGTCATAGGATACTGAACTTCTTTCTCTAACACCTCACCGTTATCTCTGCTAACAGCGTCAGCTAATTGAACTTTAGGGAACTCAGACGATTTGTGATTCTGAGAAGGATCAACAAACAATCCTTTAATCGTGTTGAACCTGTCTGATCTTTCCAGAGATGTTTTGATGCTGATAGCGCCGATCAAGTCATCTTCGTTCAGGCTTTCAGTCGGAGCTTCGTAAATCCCCGCATGAAGAATGTACTTACCATTAGAGTAAACCAAGCTTCCGTTCATTGAAGAAAGAATCTTGTTTATGTTCTTCTGGTGCTTGTCGGTGGCAAATATTACACCGTTACAACTAAATCTAGCCTCAGTTCCTCCAGGCACTGAAACACTAACATCACACCCGTTTGCAGCGGTGATGATTGCCGCCCAATTAATCTTAGCGGCAGAGATCCCCATGCCAAGAGTGGCATCCATGAGATAGTCAGCAAGACACAAGGCAGGATTAGTAGAATAAGTAATGTAAGAGGCGTTAGTCGGATTGGCTCCGGCATCGTTGCCCGCAGTTACATCTAGCCGTGGGTCATAAATAGACTTGCCCTGAACCAGAGCTTTTACGTTTTGCGGAGAATACTTTTCCCATGTCTTTGCTGAATGCTCGTTTAAAGTCCACTTCATCGCCAAATAAGCAATGCCATCACCACGATGACTTGTGGTGTAATTTGGCAGTGGAGTCAACAGGCTATCTGCTGTTTGAGACGCGGCTCCTAGATGTTTGTTAAACGTGCAAATGGCCGCTGAGTTTTTTAACCCGAAAGGACCAGAACCACCAACCTGTCCACCCGCAGCATCGCCAGAGCCTATATCTGCGTTTGGTATAACAAGATCATCCATGTGGATGTCGGTGATGTTGTTTAGCTTGTGGCCTGCAAGAACAACCGTTTGATAAAGATCTTGGTTATCTGTCCCCGCAAGAGCAATAAACGAAATAGGACCGGAAACTAAAGCTTGCCCATAAATTATCTTCTGTGGTTCTGTTGTTGATTTAACAGTCCTTTGCCTGGATGCGTCTGTGTCAACGGTAGGTATGTCAACTTCAAAAAGTGACATTGCTTTATATGCAACAAGCGCCCCTCCAACAACTACCGCAGCACCAATTGCCAGAGCTGCTCCCGCTGAAAGTCCCATTGCAACAGAAGTTCCGGCAACCAATGAAACCGTAGACATTGCAACTTGTAATAAAAAGGGTACTACTGGTGGCATAAGATCCACCCCGCTGCTATATATTCAGATGGCATTCTGATAAATCCTTTTTGCGTTAAACAAACAGCTTCTTTACTCAATTTAACTCCTAACAACTGCCCAGACGGAAGCTTTAAAATAACAGGACTACCATCTGGAATGCTATCAATGTCCTCTGTAGACTCACCTAGAACGGTTGAAACCGTGTCTTCTAAGTCACCGTTGCTCTTGATAATACTGTATGCGTCTTCTTCTGAATTATAGTTGAAATCGGCAAGATAATCTTTGCCTGTTAGCTCTTTTACAATGAATCCTGCAAACTGACAGCAGTCCACCGACCCGTAATCAAAGTCTTTTTTCTCCCATTTGTTAAGCGCCTGTAGAACCCTAAGCTGCATTAACTAGTATCCCCTTCACCATTTTCATCAGGTTCAGTCCCATAGTTGAAGTTGTTGCCTGAAGTTGGCGCACCCCATTTTATCTTTGCACCCTCTACTTTGTGCATAAAGTTAAAGAACAAATCACCTGAAGACTTTTCCTGTTGAGCGACATTGGTGTACATCAAATTTAGAGAACGGTTGAAGTTTGACAGCTCAGATTCAGCGACTAGCTCAATTGCATCACCTCCGTCTGCTCCGACAGTTACGTTCATTTGATCCATGAAACCCGCCCATATCTGAGTGGGGTCCGCAATCAAAGCATCATCAGCATCAAGCACCCCAAGATAAACCGTCACAGGATGTAGGTAATAATCCTCGGTCAATGCCGCGCCAGAGATTGTTGCGTCTAATCCACTTAGAGTCAGAGTGATAGAGTACGGGCTAACATCAAGACCCTCTTGGACCTGACTAATAGATCCTAGATCACCAACGCCTAGCCAGTTTATATTAGCAGTTCCGTCACCAGCTCCAACGGCAGTGACAGTTCCGCTGCCACTTCCTGCGCCAGTTGCTTGAAAAACAACACCTATAGTATTCCCTGATGCTCCAATCGCAGTAAAGTCAGTTGTTCCGACTGATGTAATTTTATATGTTGTGCCGCTAATTAAATTTCCTGCGGTTGCAACTATTGGGGTAAATTTAACCCCAACGGTGTTTGAAGAAGCTCCAATCAGCGTAAAATCTGTAGTGCCAACTAATGCAATTGTATAAGTAGTTCCTTCTACAAAAGAACCCGCAGTCACTGGACTCCAAGCGTATGTTCCGATTGAGTTATGAACGTATACGGTTCCAGAAGGGAACTCTAGCTTTGCGAAAGTAACAATCGCGACATGCTGTTGCGCTAATGCTGTCGCTACATCATTAGGAAATCCTCTACTCATGCCAACACATCCTCTACTGCGTCTATCGTGAATGATGAAACCAATCCAGGCTTAGTATCCCAAGACGCTGAACTTGATAACATGAACACTCCGTATATTGGCTGAAGATAATCTATCTGCTGCGCGTTAACAGTTGGCTTTCTGATAGGAGGCGCAAGCGGCATACCGTTTGTGGTGGTGGTCGTACCGTCAGAATTTGGCTTGGCAAAACTTAGTGCGTTGCCAGAACTGTTTACATCTTCTGTCACCATGTGCAACTCGTTGTTGAAGGCAACATAATCTCCGGCCTTCAGATATCCTGTCGTTGTGCCAGATGCGCCGTCAACTATTAATACAGATCCGGTTTGATTCGCGCCGTTTACTCGCAATGTGTCATCAGAAGGTGCAAGTCCTCGCTTTGTCGCTGAGTGATCGTATAAATACATGCGATGCTCTTGCCCGTTCAGCTTGGTCAAGAACGCTTGCATAATGGCACGATCATTCCCAGTAAGATTATTGAACTGCATGCTAACCTTCCACAGAGACCCCTTCCTCGCGACAGTCTGAACCGCATTTGTCAGAGGGCTTTGAAACGTCCTTGTATTAGTCACTAACTCAAACGTGTTAGATGAAGGCGTTATTGATGGGAACATATAAACAGTCATTAGATAAATCTCCTGCGCCTCATGAGGTCTTGTATTGAAGCAACTGTCTGTTGTGAAGTCTGCTGCATTGCAGCGCGAATCTTCATGTCCACATTGGCATCAGCGCCAGAAGCGTCTATGTTGTTGACTATCGTAACTCCTCCACCCTGACCCTTAGTGTGGTCAATTACCGTCTCTTGAGGGTGCAAAATTGCGTGAAAACCACCCTTGCCATCAACGCCTCCACTTCGGCCTCCGCTTCCAGTGAAGCCGCCACCGTCAAACGAGGTAGACCTTATTTGTGCCACGTTAGCTAAACCTGCGGCGATTGCTGTTGCAGCGAATACTTGAGGTAAGGGCCAAGGGTAAGGACTTTCTAACGCATTTCCTGCCGCGTTATAGGTGGTCTGAATGGCGTTCGCGATTCTGAACGCTTTCTGTGCGGCAAACATCTTCTTGTTTGATGCCTGAACACCTGCAAACTGCGTCCCTAGCTGACTCAACATTGAATCTGTTAACTTGCTACCTTGCAGAATTTCACCATCAACACCTTTCTTCAGAAGCTCTTCTTTCTTCTTCTGGAAGTCAGCAAGTATTTGAAGCTTTATCTCACTAGCCTCTCGCTCTTTGTCTGCATTAAGAAGAAGATAATCGTCTACTATCTGATTCTGTCTTTCGTAAGACTCTAGCAAAGCTTCCTCTTCAGACAACAAAGATTTACGCAAGGACTCAAAATCAGTCTCAGTTTTTAATTTATGAGCTTCGTCTTTCTTTGTCTTTTCCTCTTCTTCCCTTAACCTTTTTATTCTCTCTATTGCTTCATCAAATTGTTTCTTGGCAGTTTCACCCAACCCAAGAATACTAGCTTGATGTATCGCAAGTTCTATACTGCTTTTCCCGTATGCGTCTGCTTGAGCTACAATCCCTTCAACCAAATTTTCCCTAGAAGCTTTTAGCTCTTCCGCTGAGTTAGCTTCTTTTTCTGTAGCATCAGCGTTTGCTTGACGAGCGTTTCTCTCTGCAATTAACGCCTCCGTAATCTTAGGATCAACTCCTAATCGCTTGCCTTGCAGTCTTGTTAGAGCGTCTTCGTTAAGCCCTATTTCTTGTGTTGAACGCTTCAGGCTTGTGACAAAATCATCTTGCGCCCTTGCACTATTGTCCGTCTTTTCTTTATCTTCTCTTAAAGCATTTGTTTTATTGTGCATCTTCAGCATCAAATCAATCTGAGTTGACGTAAGACCGTCCAAAGCAAGCTTGTACCTAAGAGCAGCGTCTTCACCCTGCTGGATAGCTATCTGCTCTAAGAGATACGAGTTCATTGAGCTTTTAAAGGCATCAAAAGAAGACTTTTTTGCTTCCGTTAATTCTTTAACGACCTTTGTCGTATCTTTGTATTCTTTTTGAGTACCATTCAAAACATCTTGCAACAGCTTTTGAATCGTTACTGATTCTTTAACCGCATGTATATTTTCTAATAAAGCATTGTCAAGCTTAATTAAAGCGGCGCTCTTTTTGTCTGTCGGATCTTTGGCGGAGGCCAACTCATTAACATAAGAACTAAGGGCTGCTGCTGCCTTCTCTCCTCCAAGACCAAGCTTTAAGAACATGCCTCTAAGCTTTTCTGCTTCGCTAGTACTAATGTCAAATTTATTAGCCAATCTATCTAGCATCGCTTCTGGCGCTGCCGGATTGAAGCCCTTAAAAAATACAGAAGCAGTAGAGTCAAACTCTTTCATTGCCAGGTTTGCCGCTTCAATTGCGTTCACCAAGGCAATTCTTAATCTATTATCTGCAAGCTCTTTGCTTTCTCTTGATAGTTTTGCGAACTCCTCAGTGACTTTCGCGGTAGCAGAAAGAAAATCAACTTCTAGCATCTTTCCGGTTTCTTCAGAAGATTTCTTTAGCTCATCTATTGCTTTCTTGGAGTTAAACAGGGCGGGCGCTAATGACGTACCAACTGCCGCGCCGACAGCGAGCAAAGCGCCAATCAAAGCACCGTTCTTCCCGAACAAGGACGCAAGCTGCGAACCCTGCTGACCAAATATCAAGAGCGCGTTCTGGCCCATTTGCAACTGTACTGCAATATCCTGTATTTGATGGCCTACCTGCCCCAAACCGCCACGCATCATCCTTAGACCGCCTTTTGATGCTCTCATCGCCGCAGTTTCAACACCGCGAGTTGCAGCAGTATTCTCTTGGGCTGACTTCACCATCGCAAGTTGAGCTTTGCTGAGACCTTGCATCTCAAGCTTCATCAAACGAAGCTCGTCAGATGTCATTTTAGTAACATCTTTCTCCATTTTTAATTGAGCAATGGTTCTTTCGGTAAGTTGCTGAAGGCGCTTTTCTTCGTCTGCTTTAAGCTTGGTTTGCCTGGAGGCTTCTTCTTTTGCGGCAGAGGCTTGATTAAGCGCGTCAATATCTTTGTGAAGCGTAGCGATATACTCTAACTGGGCATCGTTAGCGCCATGGTTAGCAGCGGTTAGGAGATCTAGCTCTTTGGCTGTGTTTTTCAACGCCAGCTTCTGATTCTCAAGACCTAGCTGAACCTTGTCTATGGCGTTCTTACGAAAAGATTCGGAGGTTTTCTTCGCTCGCTCTACATTACGAGCATAGGAATTGAATCCTAATTTAGTCTGATCATCTATTAGGATCTTTGCTAGGACTGTGTCTCTTGTCGCCATCTGATAATTCTCTTTTTACTCTAAAGAAAGTCCACCAATGATCAAACTCAGAAACAGTCATTTCTAGGATTGTTGTTAAGGGCTGACCAAGGCGCTCTGCTAACTCGTACATGTAGTATAGCTGAGTAGGGGTGTCTTGGTCAGTTATAAGTTTTTTCCCCTGTCCTCCTCTGACTCATTGTCAGCGGCAAGAACAAACGTAGCGAGTCTGGTCACTATGTCTGGGTCTACTTTTTTCCTTAACGGAACCTTGTCTTCAAGGGTGAATACTTGGTCACCATTTTCGTCATTAAGACCAAAGATCACCGCGTAGATTAGATAATCTGTGTTATCCGCATCCGCACGGCGAAGCATCCTAGCTTTGTCATCAAGCGTAAGATTCTTCGCATACAAGGTGACCTCCCATTCTGGGACTTCAATCTTGCGTAATTCTTTGGTGCCAAAATGAGCTACAGCGTTCTCAATTAGCTTCGGCATATTAAACCGTAGCTGACGATAGTGCGCCGCTTCCTTGTACAGAAATACTAGCTTCAACCATTCCGTCAAAGCTTGAGCTTCTTGAAACGCCTGTCACTAAAGCCGTACCGGAATAGAAAGTGTCACCAGTAGTATCGCCTTCAGGATATAAAGCCAAAGTAACACTG